TGCGACTGCTTACGCATTTTCAGATTTGGGGGCACTTCGTGCCGATCCTGAGTTATATACAAATGTAAGAGAAGCTCTAAAAAAGAGTCTTTTCTTAGATAGGTATACACCAACAGAAGGTAACTTCGAACATTCGGTAATCAGATTTCTACCTGATAAATTCGGGAAAACCCGAGTTATCGCGATAGGAGACTGGTTTTCGAATGTGGCCCTTTCGGGCCTACACTCTTCATTCATGAAGGGTTTATCGAAATTATCAACTGATCTGACATACAGGCAATCATCATTACCAAACCTTATCAAAGGGTTAGGTAATGATCTGTATAGCACCGATTTAACAGCGGCAACTGATAGATTCCCAGTTTCCTGGGAAGAAGCAGTTGTCTCTGCTAAATACGGCGATGAGGTAGGTTCTTTATGGAGAAAGGTCATCAGTGGCAGAGAGTTTTCTATTAAGGGAAACCCTAATAAAATACGCTATGCCGTTGGTAACCCTATGGGCTTTCTAAGCTCATGGCCAATCTTTGCCTTCACACACCATGCTTTTATAGAATGGTGTGCCTTCTTAGTCGGACAAGTCCGATTTAGAGGGTACCTTGTTCTTGGCGACGACAATATCTGTAATAACAGAATTGTTGCCGACAAGTATAAGGAGATGTTGACAGAGATCGGCGTCCCCATAAGTCTTTCTAAGTGTACTTCTAGTAATTCCGGCTACGCCGAAATGGCTAAAAGACTCTTTACACCCGAAGGAGAGATAACAGGAATTCCTGTTACAATCCTGCAAGGTATACGCAGGAAACCCGAACAGTTCATAGAACTTGTGAGGATCATGCGAGAAAGAGACTATCTCGATGCAGATGTCGTCCCCGCGGTACAGGCTCTGTGTCAGACTTGTAAACACAAGAATGACATATTGCTCGTGCTCACCCTACCGGAGGAAGTAAGTGGTATCCGCCCATTGAAGGGTTTAGATCCATCATACGGCGCCATTGCTGACGCTCCTCTAGTAGTTCCATTACAGGACGCTCTCAAAATTTCTCGAGAGGTCAAGTTCTGGAGTGAGGTTGACAAAATAGCCAAATATGCTCAGATTGGAGCATACCCTGTACCAGAGCAAGGCAACAAGCTTCATATACCGGAGGATCATCCAGCACTTGATACAATAGGTTTTAACCTAATGGACAAGTATCTGGAAAATCCGAATTCGATATATAACCAGTGGATCGAAGGTAAGGACTATGACTTGGCACAAGTGCCAACCATAGACCAATATCGTTACGAGAACAAAGGTCACTACGTGACCAAAGCTCGTTATGATATTCTCAAAAATACTGTGGCATACAGCCTCGGTAGGAAAGAGATACCTGAGATCAACCGTCCGTTTTTAACGAACATGGCTCTCTT